GCAATGAGCGAGTCTCGTGCTATGCCTAAACGTGGTGGCAGAACTGCAACCAATCGAAGCAAAAAGTAACTTAAGGAAAAATTATGTCTTTCTTAACAAGAGATAACAATGGAAATACCATCCCTAATGTATTTAGGATTGGTACGACACAAGTTTTTACAGTAACAAATTCTAGTGTTGCAAGTACCGCTTTTGCGGCCTCAACAACTCATGTTCGAGTTGCTTGTTCATTAGGTCATAGTCATATACAGATTGGTTCTGCACCAACTGCAAGTATTACGACAAGCCCAATGTTGGCAAACAATACATCTGAAATTTTCCCCGTGGCTTCTGGTGACAAGATTGCTGTTATTAAAGATTCTGGTGTTACTGCTTCCACAATCAGCGTTACGGAGTTGTTATGAAACAAGGTTTGTACGCAAACATTAATGCCAAGCAAGAACGTATCAAGGCTGGCTCCAAAGAAAAGATGAGAAAGCCTGGCACTAAAGGCGCTCCTACTGCTAAAGATTTTAAGCAAGCGGCCAAGACTGCTAAAAAGAAATGATTAAGCGTGGCTCGGAGGAGTTCTCTGGTTATAACAAACCTAAGAAAACTCCTAACCACCCAAAGAAAAGCCATGTTGTACTGGCTAAGTCTGGTGACCAAGTGAAGTTAATTCGCTTTGGCCAACAAGGTGTTTCTGGAAGTCCCGATGGAACTAAGAGAAACGAAGCGTTTAAAGCCCGTCATGCTGAGAATATTGCCAAAGGCAAAATGAGTGCCGCATACTGGGCTAACAAAGTAAAATGGTGAACATATGAAATGCCCTATTGCCACTTATGACATCAAAGTCAACCTGAAAGCCCGTGATTGGGCATTTAAGAATGTAGGGTATGGTCCAGCTAATCCAGATGAAGACAATGTAGATTTCTGGATGAAAAAATCAGATGAGTGGCAAACTCCTGTTGAAGAAGCGCAGACTATGCGCTGTGGTAACTGTGCCGCATTTATTCAAACTCCTGAGATGCTGGACTGCATTCTTAAAGGTATAGACGAAGAGACTGATGGCTACGCCAAAGACGTTCAGGCCGCCGCTAACCTTGGTTACTGTGAGCTGTTTGATTTTAAGTGTGCTGGCGAGCGTACTTGTTCAGCATGGCTATCTGGTGGACCTATCACCAAGAAAATGACCAAGAATCAGCAAAATATGTTGATGATGGCTAAAACAGAATACGACATGGGAGAAGATTAAATGGAAGCCTTACTCGCCGCCTTTTTAGAATCACTAACTCCACAAGCTATAGGGGCTGGTGCATCTTCTGCGGCAAGTATTCCAGCAGACATTGGTGGCTTCGTGCAAAACCAAGTAAGTCAGCAAGTAGCTCCCACGATGGATTTTTATAATACCATTACAAACCCACAATCAACTATGGGTGATATGGCTAACTCTGCTTTTAAATATTCTTTTAATCCAAAAGATGATGAGAAAGCTTTAATGATGCCATCTAGCAATGTATATGGCGGTATGCGGAGTAACTATGTTGGTGGTATTCCATCTCTTTTACAGAATACAAACTCAGGAATTCTCCCTTATATCGGTTCACGATAAGGAAATAATATGAACGAAAATCCAATGTTGATGGCCGAGACTCTTCAAGGCGAGATGGAAGATGATGAGGTAATGTCTGAAGATGATCTTCAAGGCGTTATATCTGCTGAGATCAATGATGCAATCTCTTTTATTGATATTGACATTGGTGGTAATCGTGCATTAGCAACTGAATATTACTATGGCCAACCATTTGGTGATGAAGAAGAAGGCCGCTCACAAGTAGTATCAATGGATGTGCGGGATACTGTTCAAGGTATCTTGCCAAGTTTGATGCGTATTTTCTTTGGACCAGAGCGTGTGGTTGAGTTTTCCCCACAAGGTCCTGAAGATGTTGCCTCTGCTGAACAAGCTACAGACTATGTAGACTTTATTTTCAAGCGTGATAATCAAGGATTTAAGATCCTTCACTCTGCATTTAAAGATGCATTGGTTCGCAAATGTGGAATTATTAAATATTGGTGGGATGAGTCTGTAGAGGTTAAGGCTGAGTCTTTCTCTATGCTTGACGAGCAAAGCATGATGATGCTGACAGAAGATCCAGATGTAGAGATCTCTGCCGTTCGTGAGTATCCAGTGCCTGGCACTGAGCCAATGAATCAAGCTCAAGGCATTATGACGCCGCCTCCCATGATGTACGATGTGGAGATTAAGCGCAGAATAAAAACTGGTAAGGTAAAAATAGAAGCTCTGCCACCTGAAGAGTTTTTGATTGACCGCAGAGCAAAGTCCATTGAGGATGCTACTTTTGTAGGCCACAGGACTATGAAGACTGTTTCAGATCTAGTGGCTATGGGATACGACTATGATGAAATGGTTGAAGTTGCTGGTAATGGTAATGACTTTGACAATAATCAAGAATACATAGCTCGCAATCCATTTGCTGTTATCAGTACCGCAAATAATGGTGATCCATCTAGCAAGAGTGTCCTCTACATTGAGGGCTATTTAAAGGTAGACTTTGATGGTGATGGCATTGCTGAAATGCGTAGGATTTGCACAGTTGGTACTGGCAATAAAGTATTGCGAAATGAAATTGTTTCAGAAAGACAATTTGCTGATTTTTGTCCAGACCCAGAGCCACATACATTTTTTGGTATGTGTCCCGCAGATGTTGTTATGGACATCCAGAGAATTAAATCCAATGTTCAACGTGGCATCTTAGATTCTTTGGCCCAAGCCATCCACCCCCGTACAGCTATTGTCGAGGGACAGGCCAACATGGAAGACGTTCTGAATACAGAAGTTGGTGCTGTTATTCGGATGAGAGCGCCAGGCATGGTCCAGCCTTTCACAACTCCTTTTGTTGGCCAAGCCGCATTCCCAATGCTTGACTACTTGGATGACATTAAACAGACCCGTACAGGCATTTCCAAGGCGGCATCAGGGTTAGATGCTGATGCATTACAAAGCACAACCAAGGCCGCTGTATCAGCCACTGTTAATGCCGCTCACCAACATATTGAGATGATTGCCAGAATCTTTGCTGAAACTGGTTTGCGTAAATTATTTACAGGCATCTTGAAGTTAGTTGTTGAAAACCAAGACCGCCCACGAATGATTCGTTTGCGTAATACATTTGTGCCTATTGATCCAAGATCATGGGATTCAAAAATGGATGTTATTGTTAATGTTGGCGTTGGTGATGGCACTATTGAAGACAGAATTAATATTCTGAATCAAGTTGCTATGCGTCAAGAAATGTTGATTGAAAAAACAGGACCTAATAATCCTGTTGTATCAATACCACAATATACAAACACATTAACAAAAATGTTGCAGTTGGCTGGAATTAAAGATTCTCAGAATTACTTTAATCAATTGCCTGTTGATTTCCAATTACCAGAGCCACCCGCTCCCAAGCCTACGCCAGAAGAGATATTGGCTCAAGTTCAAGCTCAATCTATTCAAGCTGATATTCAAAAGAAAGCCGCTGAACTACAGTTGGATCGTGAACGAATGATTATGTCTGATGATCGTGAAAGAGATCGTATTGAGCAAGATGGTATTTTGCGTAGATATGAGCTAGAATTGAAATATGGCGTACAAATTCAAAGCGCGGAAATAGATGCCGCAGTGAATCGTGACAGAGAATTAATTCGACAACAGGCGGCAGTGAGCCAGCCGCCACAACCGATGATGTAAATGGACGATTTAGATATTAATCTCGCAAGAGGCGACAGAGCAAAGTTACTCCTTGAGGATGAACTACTCAATGAAATGCTTCAACGAATTGAAGATGATTGTTTTCGTGAGATCAGGGTTTCCAAGTTAATGGAGAGTCCTGTTAGAGAGCAAGCGTACTTGCTTCTTACAACGATAGACATCTTGAGGGCGAAACTGCGCTCTGTTATGGATACTGGCAAGATGGCAGAAGTTGCCCTTGCTCGCAGACGGGGCAGACCCCCAAAGGTATGATTGTTAAACTAAGAGGTAAATATGTCCGATAACGCACAAGCAGTCGGTTCGATTACAGTAAACCAAGCCGCGCAGAGCTTTGCTACTATGCTAGACGCCCAAGATGGTGTTGACACTGGTGCAGAGGCGCAACCAGAGGAGGAGCAATCTGAATCTGAGTCTGAGGAAGTGGAATCTACGGAAACGCAAGAAGAAGTAGAGGAAGGTTCTGAGGAAGTAGAAAGCGAAGACGATGAGTCTGAGGAAGAGTCTCCAAGGGATGAGAAGTTTATTGTCAAAGTTGATGGTAAAGAAATCGAAGTCCCAAAAGAAGAACTAATTCGAGGTTATCAAAGGGAAGCTGACTACACACGGAAAACGCAGAAACTAGCAGAAGAACGCAAATTTGTCGAATCTGAGTTTCAGCAAGTTCGTGCAGAGCGTGAACAATACGCTCAGTATTTAGGATTATTACAGCAAAAACTGCAAGAGTTTGAGCCGCAAGAGCCTGATTGGAATCGTTTGGAAGTTGAAGATCCTACTGAATATGCCCGTCAATGGACATCACATCAGAGGCGTCAACAACAGAAATACGCTATACAAGCAGAGCAAATGCAACTCAATCAATTGCGAGAAGTTGAAACGCAAAAGCACATTAGTTCTGTATTGGCGGCAGAAACAGCCGTTTTGAAAGAGAAGATTCCTGAGTGGAAATCTCCTGAGAAAGCCAAAGCAGAAGGTAAAGCTTTGTTGGAATATGGCCAGAATTTGGGCTTTTCCGAGCGGGAGCTGAACAGCATTACTGATTCACGGGCATTATTGGCGCTACACAAGGCGTGGAAATATGACCAGATGATGAGTAAGCGTCCAGAATTCCAAGCGAAGATTAAAAAAGCGCCAAAGATGGTTACTCCAGGCTCAACTGGTAGCGTAAATTCTAGATCGAGTGATTTAAATAACGCAAAAAAACGTCTTGCACAAACTGGAAGTGTCAGAGATGCCGCTTCTCTTTTCGAAAAATTTATTTAAGGACTTATCATGGCCGCTATTACTAACACCTACACTCGCTTTGATGCGAAGGGTGTTCGGGAAGATCTCTCGAACGTTATCTACCAAATCTCTCCAGAAGAGACACCATTTATGAGCAATGTTGGTCGTGAAAACGTCACCAATACATTCTTTGAATGGCAAACCGATGATCTGGCCGCCGCCAGCACAACCAATGCACAGATTGAAGGCGATGACATCACTTCTTTCACAGCAGTTACAGCTACAGTTCGTTTGGGCAACTACACCCAGATTAGCCGTAAGGATGTAATCATTGCTGGTACTTTGGAAGCTGTTGACAAGGCAGGACGCCGCTCAGAATTGTCCTATCAAATGGCCAAAAAATCTGCGGAAATTAAGCGCGATATGTGTTCCACAATGTTGGCTAACCAAGCCGCCACTGCTGGTTCTACATCTGCCGCTCGTAAAACAGGCGCTTTGTTGGCTTTCTTGAAGACCAATACAAG